GTAAAAACGCCAATAAGCGTACCTATGGAGCTTGCTAACGTACCTAGTACAACTATAAGAGGAGGTATTATAACTGTAAGACCACCAATACCGATAATAATTTTCTTGGTACTAGGCTCTAAATTTTTAAAACTCTCAGTAAGATTTCTAATAAAATCTATAAAATCATTAGCGTTATTGGTAAGGTCAAAAGTATTTACAATCTCTTTTCCTAATTCAGCAAAAGCTATATTCAAATTATCTTTTAATGTAGAAAATACACCTCCCAAAGTTTGCGAGAGCTTTTCCATACCACCCTCAAATTTACCACCAGCGCCAGTTGCTTCTTCAAAAGCCTTTATAAGCACTGGAAAAGTAACAGCGCCCTCAGAAACCATATCTTTAATTTTTGATTCTGCTACTCCCATAGACTCGGCTAGCATTTGTATAATAGGCACACCGTTGTTTATAAGCTGGAGTAAGTCTTGACCCATAAGTCTACCAGCTGCGGCTACTTGACCAAAAGCAACTGAAATACCTTGAAGGTCACCGCCAGAAACAGCTGCAATATCTCCAATAGATTGTAAGTGTTTAAAAGCATCTTCAGCACTTACACCAAAGCCCATAAGTGTATTATTAGCTCTTACTAGTTCGTCAAGCTGGAAAGGTGTCCCAGCTGAAAATTTAACGAGCTTCTGAAATGCGACAGCACCAGCTTCAGCGCTTCCAGTAAGTACATCTAACTGAGTTTGCAATTTCTGGAAGTTCATAGCTGAGCTAAGAGCTTTACCGCCTACAAGTGCTAAGGGAGCTGAAAGTTTTAGAGTTAAATTTTTTCCTAAGTTAGTAGCTCTGTCGCCAAAATTTTTAAGATTTCTACTAGCCTTACCTAGTGAGGTGTTTAGGTGTTTAGCGTCACCTTTTAAAATTACTTCTAATATATTTGCCATGTCACAAAATTACAAAAAATAGTCTTGTTAAAATTCTATGCCAGCATCTTCACAAACCTTTTTAAATTGTAAAAATTGCTCTTTTGTGCTTTTAGGCTTTATAATTCTTTTAAGATTGTCTTGAGGTAGGCTAAAAAGATTCTGAGGCTTTAGCATATTTTGCCTTTTGGTGACATTTACATTATGTATCATAGTTGCTAAATACCTCATACGCTCCCAGCTTAGATTCTGTTTTATAGTATAAGATTCGCCTAGCCTCTGATTTTCAGCCCAAGTATATCGCCAAAAATTATCTGGGTCTATGCCGACTTGCCCTATGTAATAATCTAGTATTATTTCCCAAGTTAGGGAGTCGGCTACTTCTTTCCCTCAGATTCAGAGTTTCTTTTTATGCCTACGTTAAGATCGTTGCCTAGAATTTTAGATTCTAGCATTGTATTAGTAATTTTTTCTAATTCGCTAGCATCGACTTCATCTAACCATGAGCCGACCTTGTAAACATTGTAATCTATTTCGTTGCCTTCCTCTTGATCGTATGCAAGTAATCCAGCATAAATTAAAGCTCTAATACCATTAATAGAAATACCGCCTTCAAAAATAGTACCTATTTTGTCTAGCGGTAATTCTAATTGTTCAGTAAATGCGCTCCAAAAGTTCATGGAGAAGTGTAGCGTTCTTTTACGCCCACCAATATTTAAGGTGTAATACCCTCTTTTTTTGTTTGCCATAATGTTTTATATCTTATTAAGGATTTGTAGACTTAGTGATTGCACCAGTAAGCGTAATTGAGCCGCTGTATGTTACTGGGGATTCTGACTCAGCGCTCATTTCTACGCTATTTAAGAATCCTTCAGCAGTATAAATCTCATCAGAAGTCAGCGCAGTACCAAAAACGCAAGTGATCTGAGTTCTAGCTAAAAGAAAATCAGCCATTTCCACTGCATTACTAGCATCGTCATAAGCTACAAGACCTTCAAAAGAAATTTCACCGCTCATAACTCCAGCGATCACTTCTTGAAAGCCGCTGCTATCTTTGCTAGTTGCTTCTGGTAAATCATTTGATAAGCTCAAAGTACAGCTTGTAGTATGTCCAAGCGTTGCACCTTCTACCTTTAATAATAAATTTGTTCCGTTAAATACTCCAGTCGTAGGCATTTTTTATATTTTAAATTTAATACAAATATAGTGAATATATTTTTTTGTTTTTACGTTACAATAGCATGGATTATCTTAACAAGTAAAAAGAATAATACTACTCCCATAAAGATAATTTTACCCTTATCAAAGATACTATCGCTTAACCAGTTGACAATTACATAGCTTTTTATTTTCTGTTTTATGTTATTAAAAAAGTCAATCATTTTTTTTGTTTTTAGGAGGGTTATTTTTTAGATCATACTTCAGACTCTCTGAAAGTAAAACTCGATCTAAAGTGTTGTCGTAATTTTCTAGGATTTGCTTTTGTAGGTCTATTATCATTCCTTCTAGTCTGTCTTTTTCTCTTACTAGAAAATCTATTTGCATATCCTTTTTTTCTATTTGCTCTTTAAGCTGTCTTTCTTCATCTTTTTTCTGACCAGTAATACTTGAAATGACCATAGCCACTGAGCTGGCTACCATACCGATTAGAGTATTTACAATAGCTGAATTTTCTTTTGGAATGGTATATTTTGTCAAATAAAATAGTATAACTACTATTAGCACAAAGACAAAAACTGAACCGCTAAAATGTCTTATGTCACGAGCTGCGCCATTTTTTGGTAAATTCATAATCTCACTTCTTTAATCGTTTCACAATACCTATAATCGAATAAACACTAGCGGACAATAGACTTATAATTTGTAGCACTGGCATAACGTCACCCATACTTATTAAAAGCGCCAAAATCGTTAATCCTATTGTTCTTAAATCTTCCATTATTTTACTGCATAATATATCATAGTATTACCGTTACCATTAATTGAAGTGTCAGTAGTTCTAAGTTGAAAGCCATTATCTAAGAAATCCACTTGATCGTATGCAGTTTCTTCTTGACCATCTGTATCAGCATTTAAGTAATTTGATCTCGTATTTGTTTTATCTCTCATACTATCTATTATTCTCCAATTAGTGCCACTTGAATTAATACATTTTAAAAGTAAAAATCTAGGTTTAAATCCATTATTCCCGCTTGAAGTTCCGTCATCTGTCGTATAAACAATAGTACCAGTTGAATTACCATTCCCAGTATAAGACCCTATTGATGAATATCCAGAAATTTCAGCCCAACTATAACAAATAACATCGTCATCGTTTGAAAATGTATAATTTGATCTGGTGCTAACAGTTGTTGAGGTAAATGTTTGATTTCCCCATATTCTAGCGTCTTGCGTTAAACCTCCTTCATTTAAACTAGAATTTAAATAAAGATAATTTTGTTCAGCTGTTAAATCTTTATGCCAGAAAAACCAGTTACCAGTGCTATTAAGTTTTTTCATAAGTACCATATCTGGCTTGACTCCAAGACCATGACCCCAGTTAAAATCTTGTTCACTAGAAGGGCAAAGCACTCTAGATATAGAGAAACCAGCGGCAGCGTTAACGCTTATAGTACTTTTAACGTTTCCATCTGTGTTTGAAGTAGGTAAATTACCTTCATGACTACCAGCACTCCATAAATAAGCTACAAAACTTTTACCACTAGCGTTAACATTACCAGAGTTATCTATACTAAAACCTTTATCATTAAAGGCAGTCAGTCCATCGTTTGACTGAGCTAAATCTCTATCCGAATAAACAGCTTGAGGGTCATCTTTACCTCTTACTGAATCAAACATAGGATTGGAATAGTTTGAATGGCTTGTTGTAAAAATCCAGATAAAATCTGGTGAAATGTCCGATTCTATGTCTTGAGTACTACCATTACCATCATAAGTAACAACATCAAAAGACTTTGTAACAGTAGGAGTAGCGGCAGTTGAAGGGTCAGTAGCTATTGCCCAATATAAATATGTTTCAGTGTCGCCATTTACTTCATTAGATGCTGATTTTATTTGGAATCCGTTAGTTAAAAAATCTACGTCAGCACCAGTATTTTCAGCATCACTCTTATTTGCTTTAAGTATTTCTTGTCTTGGATTTGTTCTACTTCTTTTGTTATCTTTTATTACCCAGTGGTTACCACTGCCAGAAGTTTGTTTTATTAAAAGCCATCCAACTTCAAAGTCTGTCTGGACTATTGCACCTATTGAATCTCCATTTCCAGTATATGTGCCTATTTTTTGATAACCCGTTACATCGTGAAAACAATAATTTATTATGTTGTAATTACTACCCCACCAATCACTAAATCCATCAGTTCCTATTGTAAAACCAGAATCACTTCCAGACATATCATTTTTAGGATTAGTATCAAATGACATATAATCTACTGAATTGTCTATCGCAGTAAATATTATGTACCAAGCTGAACTTGCAGTACTTATTCTTTTTTGGATAATCATTTTTGGTGCAGAATCTAATCCGTGACCAACAGCTTGTGTATAATCTTTTGAACTTCCTGCTGTATATTTTACAATAGAAAAACCAGCCTTAGTATTTATACTCATTTTGTCTGGATAAATATTCGGTGAGCCGCTTGGAGTATAAGAGCTTTGTAAAGTACCATCAATACTTACACTATTTGCAGTCATAGCACCACTACTATTTGTATTTGTTGCAGTAGGCGCTCCTCCGCACCTCCAAACCCATGAGACAAACGAATAATCATTACGATTTACCCCAGTATAACTACCTAAAGTAAAACCATTTGAATCAAAAGAAGTCAATGAGCCAGAGTCTGTATATTGCTGATCGTTTGAATGTGTATATATTACATTTAAAGCGCCTCTAACAGAATCGTAAACCATGTGAGCATCAGCTAGGTCATAATTCTTCAACCATATCCAATCTGGTTTAAATTTCAAGGCACCTTGAAAAGTAACATTACTTGCAGTGCCATCATATCTATAAATTACATCTGTAGAAGTTCCGTCATATTGTTGCTGCTCGTCTTGAGCATTACCTTCAAATTTATAATAAGCCTCTAAATTGTCTGACGGTATTGATGCGGTTGTATTATTGTATATATATCCTATTTCGGTAGAAGTTAAAACGTCTGAATAAATTCTAACTTCATCCATTTTGCCATCCCAGTAACCACTACTTGAATCCCTATATTGACCTAAAGCTAATACCCCAGAGTTAGTAGCATCTGTCGAGGTAGTCGTCAAATTTGTTGATGAAGCTAGGCTGCCATTTAAATAAATATTTGCTGATTTTGAAGATGCTGTATAAGTATATACAATATGAAACCAAGTTTTTTCGTTTATTGTTTGTGCAGTGTAATTAGAGGTAGCTGTATAATATGAATTACCACTAAAGGCTCTAACTGGCTCAATTGTATAATTATTTGAGCTACTATATCTAATTAGAAGTCTTATAATCCCTTCGCCAGTGGTCTTGTCACCAGCACCAATAATAGTTTTAAAACCACTGCCAAATGAGGAATTTAAATAAAACCAGCCAGTAAAACTAAAATCAGTATTAGTGTAAGGTATTGGAGAGGGTATATCTATATGACTACTACTACCATTAAAAATAGCACCCTCACCATAATAACCAGAAGCGCCTCCAGTATCTTTTGCAGAGTTTTCAAATTGATATAATGCTATTGCTGATCTATCTCCAAAAATATCTGTAACCGACTTGGAAGTAGAGCTGTAAGTTTCGCTATAAAGTGTAGATATTTCTGAAGTAGAAAGCGCTTTGGAAAAAATACGAAATTGATCCATTAAGCCATCAAAAGAGGCAGTAGTTGAGCTACCAGTATTATACCAACCAATAGTATTAAGACCGCCAGAGGTTGTATTTGCTGTATTGTTGGAAGTATAGCCACTATTTGAGCCTACTGAAACATTATCTAAATATAATTTTACGCCATCTGAAGAGCTTTTAGTTAAAACTACATGATACCATTGATTAGCACTAACGGTTGTACTAGAAGTCACACTACCCCCAGCACCAGTTTCGTAATAAGTTAAAACATTATTATCAAAAGTTAAATAAAAGTACCCTCCACTATTTTGCTTAGCAGTTGTCAAAATCATATCATAGCCAGACGAAGAAGATACCGTAAATAATTTAACCCAAACCGAAACAGTAAAATCATTAACTGGAAAATCTAAAGAATTTAAATTTATATAAGAAGTATTACCAGAATCAAATTGCGCTCCTTCATTTATATAAGACCCAACTTTTTGAGTTGAGCCAGTGCCTTCATATAAAACTGTCTGAAAATGCTCGCTAGGTGAAAAAGAATCTTCGCCAGCTGTATTAAATAGCTTTTTATTTAGAGCCATACTTAAAATTTATAATGTTATGTCAAATAAAATAACTTTACTCTTTGACTTTAAATTATTTATGTCTTTTTCTTTTTGGTCTACTAAAGCCGCTAAATCGTTTGCAGCTGTTTTAATATCTTCTGGGACAGCCTTAGAAGGGTCTCTTAGTGTTCTAATAAAATACCAGTCGTATTTCTCTTTAAATTCTGATTTTGCGCTATGTTTTAGATTTGCTATTTTATCTGCTTTTAATTCGGCTAAAGTTTTTGCCCAAGTTTTGTCGCTCATAGAGTATTTAAATCGACTATTTACAGAGTCAAAAGATATTTTACCTAAATTATGAATCCTTGAATCGTAGCCTTCTGGTAACACTAAAGGGAAAAGACCCTCAGCCTTTTGATCTTTACTAGATAACTGGTCAAATCCAGAGACATATTCTTTTTGACTTCCAGAAAATTCGCTGGGTGCTGATTGATAAATTCTTATTTTTCCGTTTTTATTTTGTGCGTACATATTTTTAGGTTGCTTCTTGAGAGATTTGATAAAATGCCTCTGAGGTTGATACAAATTTAAATTCTATAAGATTTTTTACAGTGTCGCTATAAGTGCCAGAGATTTTTCTAAATGACCCACTAGAGCCATTTATATTTGAAAAACTAATACCGTAAGAGCCAGACCCTCCAGTAATTACTAAAGTACAAGTAGAGCCTACTTTTACATTTGTAAATGAGACCGCTGCGGTGTGTCCAGCTGTCCAAGTAAATACGTCACCGCTAGAAGTATCTATTGTTATTGTGGAGGCTGAAGTTATTGAAACGCTTGCAGTATATCTATTAGCGAGCTGATCATGGTCGATAGCGTTGTCAGCTATTACGTCTCCAGTTACTTTTGTTATTGCCATATCTTATATTTTTTACAAATTTACGAAAGTTTTATATGAGTTACTTCAATATTACTAGACCCAGTAGCTGGAGCAGTTGTAAAAGTCAAAGTAGTGCCGCTAGTACTATAATTAGACTTAGACTGGTAAACGCCATCTATATAAATCTGTAAATGATTTTTTGTAGCTGGCTCAGTAGATAGCGTAAAAGCTGTCGTAGAATTATTACCGCTAAATGTATCTATTTCTATATTTGGAGTACCTCCTAAAGCTACTGCATGAGTAACCTCTATGTTATTTGTCCCAGTTGCTGGAGCTGTCGAAAATGTAATAACTTGACCAGAAGTCGAGTAAGTACTTTTAGACTGATATACACCGTCTATATAAATTTGCAAATTATTCTCACTTGCAATAGTATTAGACATAGTAAAAGTTGTGTCAGAATTGTCACCGCTAAAAGTTTCTACTACAAGAGTCGTAGAGCCTCCACCGCCTCCACTAGAGGCAGCTATCGTAACTTCATTAGCGCTGTTTCTAGTAAGTGTAATATTAGACCCAGCTGTAAGCTGCACTACTGAGTTATCAGAGCCAGAAGTAGAAGTTAAATTTAAATCTACATTAGAGCCATCTGTCGTAGCGTTTAGGTCGTAATTATCACCTCCAGAGGCTGAGGCATCGTCAGCAATTATAAATTTAGAAGTACTGGAATCGTATTTTAATATTTTATTGTTTGCTACTCCAGTTAAATTGACATCTGACAGATCGCCTATAGACTTATTACCTAGTCTAGTGTCAAATCTAGTATCTGTATAATATAAGTTTGTCCCTTCTGTTAGATCGTCTGTATCAAAACCAGTTAAATTACGAGTATCAAAGTTTACACTATTGCCCATAAAACCATGATTAGTGCATTGATAATGTAACACAGTAGGCGTAGAATCCGTAGCTATAATCTGAGTATAAGCTCCAGAGCTACCAGCTGTCCCTACCGTAGTGACTCCAGAGCTATATGAAGTTGTTTTATCAGCCTCGTAATAAAAAGCTAATGGGTGTCCAGAATTACTTGAGTCAGACTGGTCAAATTTGTAGGTATTACCAGCGGTAATCGTTATGTAAGGAGCTTGCACGCCATCAATAACAAATGCGTTACTTGAGCCACTACCATTATATCTATGTGCTGAGGTCTTACTGGCTACTGTGACTGTAAAAGTTTGCGCTGTCGCTGAATGAGGCTCGATTTTATTTTGCTTTTTATCTATTAAATTTGTGATAGTTGTATAGAAATCAGCGTCATCATTTAGAGCTTGGGCTATCTCATTTAGGGTATCTAGGGTGCTAGGCGCACTATCTATAAGATTATTTATTTGAGTAGATACATAAGACTCTGAGGCTATTTGCTGGTAAGAGCTGTCAAAATATTCTAGTTTTGAAAGTGTGCTGTTATATCTTATAATCCCAGCTGAGCCAGTTGCTCTGTTTGCTGTCGTACCGATTGGCAAAGCTACTCCGTCTGTCTTTGAAGATATGTCTAGAGAAAAATTAGCAGCCGCTCCGATTCCTACTACTCCATCGGTGTCAACAAAAAGCCCAAAATCGTTACCATTACCGTCTGATAGTTGTTTTCCAGAAGTACTAGCCTCTAAGTTGTCAGTTACTTTTATTAAACTTTTATATGTGTCTTTTATTTTGTTACCAGTAAGCGAAGTACCCATATTTTAATTTTTTACAAATTTACTAATTTTTAGTCATCCCAGTTCGCTGTATCTGACTCCCAATTTATATTTCTAAAATCCCAAAGCTCGTTTAGTATTTTATTAATTATACGCCTAACACTAGAGACCGTTTTAGTTGATTTTGAAAAGCTATTGCCACTACCTAAAGACATTATCTATGCAAATAACAAATAACAGTTCCAGAGGTAATCGAAATACTGGTAAAATCTCCGTAGATTATATGACCTTCTTTTAAATCTAAATTTGTAATAGAGCTGTCTCCATTGCTTATATTACTTGTCAGAGAAACTACTGCATTTTTAAGGCAGTGTATAGTGCAAAAATCTTCTCCTCCAGTAGTAGAAGTAGTACCATTTTCGTCAAGCAGTCTAAAACCAAAATTACCAAAACTAAGCCTATGGAAATGATTTGCGCTATATAGTTGTTTTGTAGCCATTTAGTTTTTTTTAGCTGGTTTATTTCTACCGTTTTTTTGCGCCCTAGTACAATGACTATATTTACCTCTCCTATTTAATGACTTGCCCATTATCTAGTTTTATCTTTTAATTTTTCGTAGGTTCTATACCCTCCTAGACCTAAAAGAGCCATAATGATAGGATATAACTCGCTCATATCTAACAATGGCGGCACTGAAGGGTAACCCATTTGCACCGCAAAATAATTTACAAAAGGGTGTAAAACAAAATTCCACGCCAAAGCAAAACCGCAAACCCATAAAATAAAAGGTCTAGCACCAGCGACAAACATACTTCTATGTTGAGCCTCTAGCTTATTTATTTCACTTTGTAACTCTATGAGTCTTTGAGGGTCTAGCTCCTTGCCTTTTATAGCCTCTCTTATATCTAAAGCTAGCCCTCCTATGTTAGACCTTCCGTTTTCTCCTTTTCCAAGTAAATTAAGTAATATCTTTAACATTTATTTTTTATTGACTGCCAAAATTTTAATAAAGCCAGCAAACGCCTCCAGATTTATTTAAATCCAAATCTACATGTATGAATGAGTCATGAATCCCTATTCTATGGAACTTATGATCTATAAGAGCTTTTAAAATTTTAAACCTTGAGACAGAATCTTTTGCCGATATATCCGCAGCACAAGCGCCTCCTTTTGTTGTGGATAAATGACTTGAGTTTTCTGTTCCACCGATAGACTCGTTATGTTCTGGAGACCTTACACCAGAATTTATTTTAAACTCTACTCCAGCACTATGTCTAGCGCTATTTAGTTTTTTTATAAAATCTGGATTCATAAACTCGCTAGCTGGAGCTTCACCGCTAGGGCAATCAAATTCGCTAATTTTAAAATATTTTAAATCTTCCATAATTATAGTTTTTCTACTCTGTTTGATATTTCTATTACAGCTCTAAAATAAGTTTTATCTGGTAAATCTTCTTCAAAATAGGTTGTATTTTCATTCTCGCAAGTATAGACTCTAAAATTATCGCTGCTTAGATCATAATAGCCAGCGCTGCGAGTTCTTATAAGTCTTAACACCTCTGAGACGATTTGATTTGTTTGCAGCTCACCGCCATCGTCTGAAGTAAAGGAATTTACGACTTCTATTCTTGTAATACATTCAGAATTGAAACTGGTTTTATTTTGATCTATTTCGTTATTACTTACTGAGCTTACTTTTATATAAGGCTCAGAAGTATCGCTAGGTACTCTATTAAATACTGGCACTGCTTCCGAATCTATTGTTATAGCGTTTGTAAGCCTATCAATGATAGCTTTTCTTATAAAATGTAAAGCCTCTGTCATCTGGTTAGTCTTTTTAATTTATCATTTACTCTGTCAAGCATTTTTCTAAATTCTATTCTTACAGAAGAAAAGAAAAAAGGTCTAGCTGGTAGATTTACTTCTTTTATGCCACGCCCTTTGAATTGTGCTGCGTAGCTGTCTGGTATGCCTAGCTCTTGCATATCTTTAAGATTAACAAGCCTACCAGTACCAAATTCTACATAAGGAGCGTATTTTGCTTTTGCTTTTACAAAGCCTTGACTATCAAATTTACCTCCAGTCCTACCAAAGACTATACTTTGCTTTAAAGTTCCTAAGTCTACTACGACATTTTGCTTCATACGCCTAGAGCTTAGAGCCACTGTTTGACCTACTTCTTTTGATAATTCTTTTTCAGAAATACGCCTTAAATCTTCTAGTTTGTTTTCTAGTTTTTTTAGGTCTGTTTTATTTATTTTAATATTAACCAATTTTAACCGCTTTTATGGTTGTAAAATATTTATGCACCGAGTCAAACATTTCGCTAATACGATAGTCGCCAGAGACTCCAGAAATTTTTAACAGATCACCTTTTAGTATGTTCGTAGCTGTTTTCTTTCTTACAGTAAGTACAATCTCTAAATATTGCTGTCTTTTACCATTCTCTGAGACTATCTCGCCTTTTACTTCTTTTTTATTAGCCCATATTGTAGAGTTAACAGCTACCGTAGAGGTAGTACCACCAAAATTATCAGAGCTTTTTGTCAGTCTTTTTACCTCTACTCTAGTATCTAATTTACCAGCATCCATTAAATATACATAGTTTTCATACCAGAGAGAATTGATTTTACTGTCATCGGAATTTCATTTACTGTCTGACCAGATACAAATTCAGCTCTATTATCGTAAAAGGTAGCCACCATTCTTAATATGGCTTGCTTTAAAAGGCTGTCATCTACTCCAGAGGTAGTATAATTTACTTTTATTTCTTGCGCTGGTAACTCGTTTAGCTCTATAATTTCATTGTCTAGACCTTTTACCTCGTAAGTAGCGCTGCTACCGTCTACTGTGACAGAAGTGATTGAGGCAATAGGCGCAAATGGTAAATTAAAACGCTCATTTGCAAAAGGTAAATAATAAGTACGAGTCTTAGCTACAATATCTTTAGTCAGATAGTTTTCTATGTAAATGCGAGCTTCTGTAATCATTTGACCTATAATAGTATCGTCATCGGAAGAATCGACTCTGATAAAATCTTTGGCGTTTTGTGTCGTTACTATCTCGCTGCCAGTAGTAGAATTTATTTTAATCTGACTATAAAAGTCGTTAGGCACTTCGCTAAAATATTGATTTTTATAGTATGCCATTATTTAGATTTTTTTGTTTTTCTTTTTTTAGTGCCTTTATGTTCTTTAGTTTCTTTAGGAGCTTTCTCCTCTTTATGACTTTCAGCTTTTACGCCTATGCCTTTTGCTATGTAGTGATTAGCAGTCTTTTGATCTAGTTCATAGATTTCACCTTCATTACGCCAGCCATCATGACCAGAGATAACAGATTTTTTTATAAGTATTTTCATAATGTAAATATTTTTACAAAGATAAAAAAAAGCGTCATAAATAAATTACAACGCTTACAACTAAAACTCTGTCGAATAAAGTGTTATTCAAATACAAAGTTATTAAATTTATTTTTATGTTTCCCTTTTTTGGATAATCTTATTGATTTCATATTTCCTAAATTTTTAAATATAAAGAATCCATTAAAGTAATCTACCCAGACAGCAAAGTAGTCAACACGATCTAAAGTGTAGCTGACTTTAGCGTTTGATATTCTACAAGCTACTGTCGTATGATAGGTGTCTGGTGTTTTAGTCGTAGATTTTACTTGTACCTTAATTAGTTTTTTGCCAGTGTCTACAATACAATCATAAACACATGAATCTAATAAAGGAAAGCTAATATTATAACCTCTTCTTAAACATTCGACTGCAAAACTGTACTCAGCTAAACAGCCTCTCAAATTATTATCCACCTCATTAGGTTTATACTAAGGTACAAAAAAACCCTCAGTGGGGTCTGAGGGCTAGATAAACATCTAAAACAAATGAAATGAAAAAATTATTTACTTATTGAGTTCAATAAGTTATTTAATTTAACGATTTTTTTTATACTATCGTCTATTTTTTTCATACTTTTTTTAAAAGTGTCTTTCCTTTTGTCAGTCTGTTTTGCCATTGTTGTAAATCGCTATTGAAATTAGTAACATAAAAATACAATCGTATAAGGCGTTAAATCTATATACCATTCTAAAAGCCCACGCTATAAAAAATAATACTAGAAAGATTTGAATATTCTTTTCCATAGCTAAGATAAAAACATCAATGCAGCTATGGCAAAGCAAAATAAAAATACGATTACGTCTCTGGAGAAAAACCAGAAAAAATTTAAGAAATTTTTAAGTGACGATTTGTGTGATTTGATTTCAAGTAGTACATATTTTCTCATAAGATAATTTTAGTTATACAATAAGAGGGCTTTTCAGCCCTCCGTTTTAGTTGTTATTTATTTTTCGTATTTCCATACTCTTGTCCAAGACTGTTTTTGGTAATGTTTCCAAAAGTCTTTTTTCACTCTTGTTAAATGACCTTTTGTTAAGTATTGCCTCTTTCCATCTATTAATATTTCATAATTCCAAATCTGATTACCCTCTTTTGGGTATTTTAAATGAGGTGCTACAATTACATCTTTTCCAGTCAGCTTATAAAGTTCGCCATTTAAACCAGAGTAAGTTTCTTTTGTGATTAATATTCTCATAATTTAAGTTTAGGTTGTTATTTATTTACTTCTAAATTTATGTATTTAAACTCTGGACTACCAGCACTTGTAAAATTGCCAGTTAACTCATAGAAGTTTTCGTTAATTTCTACATAAGAGCCATCGCCATAACCTTCATCATCAATTAGAGTCAATATACCTTTTTGAGATAAAGTAGTTATTAAAGCTCTTAATTGTCTTGAGTCAATGTCTATTTCATGAACATTACACCAAGCAGCAGAATCTGAGCTAAAGTCTTCAGCTGTAAAATTTTGAATTGCTTTTAATACTTGATTTTCTAGTTTTGTAATTTGTATTTTCATTTTATTAAGTTTTAGTTGTTATTGTTTTACTTTGTAAATTTAAACTATTTTTTAAATATACACAAATTATTTAAAGTTTTTTTTAATTTTTTTTGTTTTTAGCACAAGAAAAAGGGTAATCAATAAAGATCACCCTTAGTCATTAGTCAATAGATTCTCTTATTATGGAGTCTCTAAGGCTGTCTTAGCACTTGAGAATGTGCCTTGTACAATCGCATTAGGTAAATACGTTGTAAGTGCGGCTCTCTCTAAAGCGCGGACTGTAACGAAAGACTTCTGGAAATTATCGGAATCTTCCCTAGAAAATTCGATTCCAAGACCGTCTCTAATCCATAACTGAGTAGCTACTGAAAGCTGTCCAACTAAAAACTTACCAGCTGGAATAGCTGTATTAATAGTTACTGGCACGCCCATAATTGCTGGCTGAATACCTTGAATAACTTGATTTTTAAGATATTCGTTAGCAGTAGACTTCAATAAAACTATTTTATGAAAGTCAGTAGGATTTAATAAAATGCTATCAGCTGTATAATTTAGAAGTGCAAGCTGGTTTAAAGCTGTGATTAGCACATCGTACTCGTTTGCTGATTCAACTGACTGATAAAAAAGACCTCCGCTAGAGGTTGTAAAGGCAGTTCCATCTGTAAAAAGCCCAGACATATTAGGGCTTGAGCCATCACCGCTCATAATTTGGTTATCTTCAATAGCTAAAACTTTTGAAGGTACTCTAGCTGATAAATAGCTAGAAAGTTGAGGTGTGTCGGCTAGCATTTCTTCAGTAATCTTCATAAACGTACCGATTTTCTCTACGTTTACAGAAGTCGCTGTTAAATCAAAGTCAGACTGTCCTAGAGCTGAGCCTTGAGCTGTCGCAGCTGCATTGTCAGTATATGCGCTTTCTTTTGGAAAACGTATAGTCTGAGCGTCAGTAGTACCGTTAGGAATTAAACTACGGATATGCACAGCTCTTGAAGGGTCAAATTTAATATCTGGGACAATAGTCTCTCCAGCAATAACACCAGTAAATGTATTAGCCATAGTCATATCGCTAGACTTAAGCTCAAATTTAGCAGCGTTAGTGTTACCTTTTACTAAAGAGTCAATAGCACCGTCTTTTAAAGCTGCCTCTAGAGACGCTTTAAATGATTTAGGAGTAGTCCCAGCCATTGTCTTTTTAGATTCTATTTCCAAGGAGTCCATTCTTTTTTGAGCTGCTTCGAATTTTTCGTTATACTCGTTGGTCAGATTAGAAATCTCAGACTTTAAAGAAGTTTCAAATTCACCTTTAGCATTTTCTAAAGATGCCTTTGACGCTTTTTCTATTTTTTCGTCTACAAGATTCCCCAGCTGATCTAAATGAGTTTTTTCTTGTTCTGTCATTTTTAAATTATTTTAACTTATTAAATAAATATTGATACATCTCGCTAACGTCATTCTTTACCTCAACTGGCTCAGTAACTTTAATATCAGCTGGCTGAGTAGTGATTTTTTGAAATAGTGATTTTAGCTTCAGTATCTCGGCTTCTAAAGCAAAACCTAATTCATCTGATATATTACCTTTACGAATTAGCTTTGCCATATTATCGTAGCGGCTAAGTATTTTATCTTTGTCGTAGTTACCTTTGACATCCATAATAACCGCTTGGTCATTTGCTGCAAGTGTTACCGCTGAAATCTCGTATAGTTTTACTTCAGTAATATTTCTTACACCGTCTACCATTTCTTTTTGTATAGGCAATATGCCTACTGAATTTTCTGTTATAACTCCAGACTTTATAAGCTCGATTACATCTTTACCTAGTGTCGTCTTAGCTACTTTAGACTCAAAGATAAGACCTTTGTCGTCTTCTTCAAGTAAGGACATTTTTCCTAGAGGCTTATCCATATCATGCTGATATAAATATTTTACTCTTTGCCCATTTTCTGTAATTGTTTTTCTATAAGACCCTTTTCTGATTATGTCATTATCAGAGTCTATATTGTCAAAGACGCTTGCATAGCCTTTGATTACGCCAGCTTTTTCGTCAGCGTCTAATAGTTCGCCCATAGGCGACTGCTTATATAAAATTGTGTTCATAGTACAAAGATATTAATTTTCATTTAGTATAGGTTTTATGAGTTGAGATTGTGCTACACCGACAGCGATTTGATTCAGAGGTCTTATAGTGTCAGAATCTGGCTTTGGAAATGGAGCAATAGCACATCGACAGTTAATAACATTACCAGCCGAGCCAGATGGGTCTCCAGCTCTGTCTAAATCTTCACCACCTACTTTAAATTTATCATTAAAATCTACTATCTGACCATTAGCGGCTGCATGAGCCTCTCTTTCCCTTCCATCTAAAGAAGTAATCCATTCTTTCTGAAGATTGCTTTTGCCGTATATATCTGTCGCTGACTGCATGACTCCTAAGTTTGCTGCATTAGTAGCCTCAGTTCTTACTATCCTTTCAGATTGAAAAGTTCCTAGCTTATTAAATCGCTGCCTCAGTATGCGCCCTTTTTCGACAGCACCACGACTCTGGAAGTCTGCATCTGTCATAAGACGCTGTAAAGTTTTCTCTAGCTCCTTTTTCGCAGTTCCTTGTACAGTTACAACCCTCACCGCTGCAATCCTTTCTCCCTCGCTTGCAAATTGTCTTTCCCATGTATCTTTAAAATCGTTTTTGTCTAATTCTTTTTTTATGAATCTAGTAATATTGTCAGCATACCAATTAGCAAATCTAAGACCAATATTAACGTAAATAGACTCGTAAATTTTATCATAGTCGTTTTTTTTAAATAAATCAATAAAATTATTTGTCTTACCAGACAGAAGAAATACTTCTACTGCCTTATTGTACTCTGTTTGATAAAATCTTTTTAAGCGTCTTACTTCGCTAGTCTCACCTTTAAGCAGCTGCTTTGTGTAGGCTCTTATATATTTGTCACCTTGAAAACTACTCATTCTCTGAAATACGCTTAGCCCATGAAACCATAGCAGCGCCTCCCCAAAGATTATAAGCTACATATCCCTTATCTCTCCAAGGTTCGTCTTTATACTTAGGGTCTATTTTAGCATTTTCTTTATGTCTTGCTAAAAAACTATTGACCCTTTTTACAGTTGATAAACTAAGCGGCTCTCTGTTTGCGATTTGATTAGCTCTACGCCAGCCTACTGGAGTACCTCCTTGCACTACGCTACGACCATATTTTTCTCTCCAGCCTAACATTCTTTTAGCGTTATTGGTTGCGCCTTGCGGATAATCGTCATAGCTCTCATTCTTGTTTTTTTTTGAGCTTAATGGGTGCGCCTCTGGAAGTAGGTCAGTGTCGTAAGCCCTACGTCTAAACCTACCAGTCCTTAAAGCGTATAACAGCCCATTGACTCGCCCTAGCGCCCACTGTTGCTCATTGTTTACATTAGGTCTAACAGAGCTGGGATTCGTTCTATAAGCTCCTACACCTCTGACAAAACTTCTAGCAAGCATAGAATAAGTAGCTCTCTTAGCTGGTTTGTCTCCGTATTTGTCGTTATGGTCTTTTACTTTGTTTCTAAGCGTAGTCTCCATTCTTTGCGATATTTCTGGAGCTTTTTGTATAATATCATTAACATTAACTCTATCTGTGTCATCGTCATCGTCATACTCTGAATCTTCATCGTAATAATGATCGTCACGCTCGAAATCATAAGTAAACTTATCAGAGTCCATTTCTCCGTAAAACTCATCTAGCCTACCCTCTTTAGCTGCCTCCCATTCCTCATGAGTTTCAAAAGGCATATAAACAGTATTACCGTCAAAAGTATGTTCATGATAATCGTTACTAGCTCCGTTAGATATTTCACTAGCTCTAGCTCTAGCCTCAGCTATTGTGGTAAAAGTATCATTCATACCAGCTACTAGCCTTTTTTTAGTGCTATCTTCTTTAATAGGGTCTGGAGTCATATCTGGCATATCTGAATTACCAATAGGCAGTAAATTTGCTGGAACATAGTAGTCATCCATTTCAGAGTTTTCTTCATCCTTACCGTAGCTCATAGCCATACGTTTCTCGTTAGGAGTAAGCCACCAACTTTGAGCCATCTGAGTTACGATTTTTTCGCTTTCTTCTTGCAGCTCTGGTATTACAGAAGTATCAAAGTCTATAAATAACTTATCACCAAATTTAGGAGCTAGCCATCTATTGAGTTCATCTCTAATTTTATAAAGCTCTGGAATTACTGCATTTGTGTAAAGCATCTTCCGAGCTTCTTTTATATTGTTGTAAGTAGCTGACTCTACATTATTAAGTAAGACAGCTGGGACATTATAAATATTGCAAAGGTCTTTTATAGTTGTATTGTATTGCTCAATGAGCGATAAGTCAGCTGCATTAAGACCAAAGTTTACCCAGCTTAATTTTTTTGGTGTTATAATAACATCACCAGCGTTGTTACTTCCTTGATATTGCTTTTTAAATTTTTCTTTAAGTTGTCTGGCTTGTACTTCGTTTAGATCACCCTCCTCAGACATAAGCACACCTCTAGCGGTTTGATTTTGTAAATATCTAACGCCAGTAGTAAGTGCTTCATTGTTAGCATCCATACTTCTAAGACCAGCCTTAAGAGGTGACATACCATATAGATTGCTCCCAGTTCCGTCAGCTAAAGGATTAAAGTCTTTAATATGGCAAACATCTTCAGCTAACATTTTATAAGTACCGTTATACTCCATTGTGTAGTGATTGACTGGTTTCATAAGACCGCCAGAATGTATCTCTATTGTTTGACTTGGCAAAACGTAAAGCTCTCCATATTTACCAGCGTTGCCACCAGTCTCTGGTGCAATCCCATAAATATAACGATTGCCAGTAAGTTTTCCGAAAGCTATGATCTCTGTCAAAAAGCTAGCGTATGATTGAGCTGGATTTGGTCTTTCTAAAAGCTCATGCAGCTCAGTGTCTTGTAATTCTACTAGAGCATTTTTAAGACTTAGGTTAGCTCTGTAATTTGTTAGGTTTCCATAATCTCCAGAAGTAAGAGCCTTATATCTTTTTAATTCGTTGCTGTTTTGTACTTCATAAACTTGAAAAGGTACTGTCGAGGCTGCCTTAGTAATTAAGTTTACAATCGAGTAAACGGTAGAGTTAAAACGATAGCCTTTATTAATGTAGCTCTCGTCATTATCTTCAGAAGTAATAAGCGTCTGACCTAGAAAGTTATAAATAGCTCTATTGAAGGCTATGTTAGTTGATTGACTGTTTTTTTTCAGTAAGTTTCTGAATCTGTCGAATAAGTTAGCCATTAAAAAATATTTTTACAAAAATACTAATTAAATTACAAAAAAATCTGACCGCTTTGAGTATTGTGAATAGGTGCAATATCTAAGGCTGTCCATCAAATGATTTAAGCGATCTTTTGGCTTATTAATGATTGTACCGTCTTTGAGTTGCTCCCAATAATAGCCAGCATATTCTTTAGCAAAATTCTTTGACTCTTGAGAAACAAAAATGTCAAATTCTTTTAAAAGGCTTATTCCAGCATTTATAGACCCTTGACCTTTAATAGCTGCCTTAGCAAAAATACCCATGCGTCTGAGTTCTTCCCCAGACTTTGGCTCAGCACTGTCATAGAAAGTAAGAATCCTATCGTAGTTATTTTCTTTGAAAAAATTAGCTATGTCTTGGTTAGTCATACCAGTTTGATACAATATTTCATGGACATATAGCCTATTGTTTTTTTTAAATACAATACAAGCTGCCGCACTATCTACGGAAAATCCGAAGTCTAAGCCAATTACAGCTTCTGACTGTAAGTCTACTTCTGGAAAATCTTTATGAGGTATAAATTGCCAATTATTAAAAATCTGTCTGTTAGAATATACAGCTCTCTGACCCTCGCCATAGACTCGCCAGTAGTCGGGGTCTCTGTCTTTCATACGCTCTATTTCTTTAATGATCTCTGGTGATAAAAAATTATTGTCTTTGTAAGTTGTTATAACAGTCTGACAATCTTCACGAGGTATAATATCTTCATAAATCCAGTGAATAGGGTCAGAAGGATTAAAGTCTATTATGATCTTCTCGCTACATCTAAAAGCCACTTGTATTAAATCTTCTTTATCTAGCTCATTACCTTCGTTTAAAACAGCTATGTTTCTTTTAGAGCCTCTTATTTTTTGCGGCTGATCTATGGAGAGAAAACGTACTAAGTGTTTTCCATAGTGAAATGTGTTTTCAGCTTTGTTGTGCAATCCATCAAAGTAAACTCCAGTAGACTCAGCAATAGAAAAAAAGTCTCTCATTATAGAGGCTTTTAGTGCTGGTAGTGTTTTTCTTATTACATCTACTACTATTGGGTCTTGTCTTGTTGTAAGTAAATAGATTATATACTGGCAAATGGCGTAGGTCTTACCAGATCGAGTACCGCCTTGACTTACAAAATATCTAGAGTCAGACTCAATAAGATCATAAAATTGACGATTGCAAAACTGATCTACTTTTTGGCTGGCTTCCATTCAATAAGAGTTGACTTTATACCGCCTTCGTGTTTTATTTCTTGCCTAGTGCCATTGAGTCTATGAGCCTCATATTCTTCGCTAATTATTTTCATAGCTGCAATCTGGAGGCTAGGAATTTCTGAATCAATCCATTTAGATAACATTTTAGTTTTTTTACTTATTCTCATTTTCTCTATTGCTTTTTTTATAGAGTTCGATTCGTTCAGTTTAAGTTCGTAAAATGTAGTTTTACCACATGGCAAAAAAGCGACTATATGCTCAACAAACATTAATTTATGTTCCTTTATTGCAGCTAGTGCTTTTTTTTCTAATTCTTTTCGGTCGTAAGCCATTATATCCATCTAAAAGAGACTCCAAAGATACCGAAATAAATGTCTATTGACTTCATAGTTTCTACTTGGAAAGCATCTAAATACTCTATACCTATGCAAAAGCCCATAATCGGATAAATTTTTATTTCAATCACCTTTTTTACTGTCTTTGTTTTGTTGATACAAAGTTAGATAAAATTCCCAGATTATGTCTTGGTAATCTTTTTTAGAGTATTCTTTGCCAGAGGTCTCTTGCCTACCTTCACGCTCTAATATAAGCACAAAGTTTTTACCTTTTACCTTTGGATAAATTCTTATGTTATTGTCCATAGCCCATTTAAAAGCCTTGTAATGTAGTTCTGTCATAATTAAAAAGGTAGATTATCGTTTACGCTAGTTAGTCTTTGTTTTTCTTTGTCAATAGAACAATAATAGCCACCATTTTTAAAGTCTGGAGCTATCATAAAAGTACCTTGTTGACCATTTTCTTTACGTTTTACTTTCTGAATATGAATCTCAACTGCATCCGTTCCGTATTTAGTAATCTCTCCTAGCTTCCTATAAACAGTAATACAGTTGTAAGCCTTATTAAAAAAGTCTGAGCTGCCAGAAATATCATACGGAGTCGGTACTTTATAGGCTTGATTGTCTACTTCCATTTTTCTAGGGTGAGCTATTAAAAATAAATGTGTATTAGTTTGCTGAACAAATTGAGTAATTTGAGAAAGCATAGCGCCTATATAGGTAAAATCTCTCTGAGCGGAATGGTCTAACATATTCCAAGGGTCAATAACTAAAATATTAACGCCTTTTTGAAATACAAGCTCTTTAAATTTTTCTAGTATTGACTTAAGGGTCAAATTTTCTAAGTCTATCTTAATAAAATAGAAGTGATCTTCTATAAAATTTTTAGTGTTTTCTAAGTCAGCGCTAGTACAATTTTTTTTATTTAGTTTGTTAGCTATTCTTTTTATATGTCCTTCGTATGGAAAAGACTCTGGAGCAAAAAAAGCTGTCCTAAAACCATGACTAAGAGCTAAATTGACTGCTATTTGATCGAAAACATCTGATTTACCGCTGTTAGGTATGCCAGTAACTACGCTCCATTCTCCGAAAGAAACATTAAAATAATTATTAGAATCGTTAAGACCTATTGAATAATTAGTTATACCTTTTTCATTAAAGAGTAAAACATTGTCCCATATATCATTGATATTTATTACGCCTTCTAAGGGAAAAGATTTTGCTTGTTGTAGAATATTTCTAAGACTTTCAGCGCCTTTTTTTGTTAAGACCTCGTTAGCATCTTTGTAATTGTTAAACTCAATATACTTACAGCGATATTTACCTAACCTTCTTGCTAGCTCATTTCTTAAATTAAGCCCAGCATTATCGTTATCAGTGCAAAGGATAATCTCTTTTTTATCTTTAAAATAGCTAAAACAGTTGTCTAAATAGTCGAGGCGTTGATTACCTTTTGACGCTCCATTAGGCACTGAAACAACGGAATAAATACCAGCTTCATAAAGGCTAAGCGCATCCATTTCACCCTCGACAATATACGCTCTGTCAGAGTTTGCAATATTATCGAGACCGTAAAATATTAGCTCAGCTCCAGAGACTAACTTAAAATTCTTTTCTCCGTCTCTGTATTTTACATTTATTAGCTCTTTATTACGATAGTAATTAAAGTTTATAGCTTTTCTTTTATCATTTATCTGGGGAAAAAATTCAGTACTTTCAGTAATTTGCCAGTTTACAATCGTAGCCTCAGATATACCTCTTTCTGAAAACCATTTTTTTGTTTTATAGCCTAGCTTACTTTTAGTAATTACTGGCTTTATAAACTCTTTTTTATTTTTGAATTTTACATTACCAGCCCAGCCGCAGTGATGACAATTATAAAGACCTTCTGATAAGTTAATACTTAAACTCTTGTCGTTTTTATTTTTGCGCTGGTCTGAACATTTAGGACATTTTAATTTTTGATTCGGTGAGTTTGACTTAGGATAAATACCTATGTCGTTAAAGTCTTGTATCATATTAGAATTTTAGTTTTATAAATATTTTTGGGAAAGCAATATAGTTTTCTTATTGATTTTTTAGGCATAATTTTTGAAATATTTAATTCTTCATTTGTGTAATTGTTTATATAAACTTCTTTTACTTGACATTTTGCAATCTCATTAGCGTTATAGAAATAGGCTTTGTTTTCTACGACCATGCAAAGATAAATCCTTAACTCATATTTAGCTTTATTTTTAAAGGCTACAAGTCTGTCAATTTTTGCTTTTTCTATATACCAATAATCGTACTCAGTACTTCTGTTTTTTATTTCTATTAGTGTTTTTTCACCGCTTGTAGTGCCAAAAAGATCATAAGTAGAAAACTTATCGTCTGACTTTTTAAAATCGCCATACGGTTTTAAGGCTTTTAAAACAGCTAATTCTATTTCAGAGGTGATCTTTTCAGTTACTGGATTCATAAATTAAATCAAAATTTTTGTCTTTAAACTTTGCTAGAAACCTATCTAGCTTTCTAACGCCATTCTTAGATTTTCTAAGGGTAAGCAAGGATAAGAAATTTTCGCTCCAAAATTCATCTGATCTTACTTTTTGTAAAATGTAATACAACTGTCTGGTGTTAATTTTATCTTTTGTCTTACATAGTTTTATAATTTGTAGCCAGTCGTTTTTCTGTTTCTCATTTTTTGGGCGGTTAGCCTCTGGAAATAATTCTATAATATGGCTATAAGAATTTAAAACTTGAGAGCAAAAAGCGGCAGTAGTATTCTTTTTTATAGTATTATTATCTATATTAATATTATCCTTAGCTTTTTTTAACATAGGGTATGTGATTTTTTTAAGGTAGGTATTAACAAAAATGTAACGCTTAGTTACTTGTTTATTTTTGTTTCTTATAACTTTGATTTTTATAAATTTATGTTTTTCTAGTTGTGAAATCCATCGACTTACAGTCCCTTTTTTTGCATTATATAACTCAGCAAAATAACAGTTTTGCGCATAACATTTACCGCTCTTATTTGTTAGCGCACTTATTTCGGCATAAAGAATCTTAGCGCTAGGCGACAAGTCTTTAGAATATCTTACCTCCGCTGGTAAAATAGCGTAATATGTAGGTTTCATTTGTTAGGCGTTTTCTACGAGTTTTTTTATGTAGTCGCAAAAAGTTCTAATATCTCCAAAAATTCTATTAAAAGCCTTAAGACTTATTTCATTAGTTTCATATAATTCAAATAAAGTCTCTATTAAAAGCTCGTACTCAGCCTCTGTCATATTTCCGACATACTCAAAATTTAAATTTTTATCTACGTCAGTATGGTTTGTACGCCATGCCTTTTGATTGACCTCGTTGTAATAGACCTTTTTATATTCGTTATACATTTAAATCTATTTTAAAATCAAAATAATTATCTATAATTTCAGCTGCATCGTCAAAATTATTTACCCATGTAGCGAGCCAGTTTTTATCTTCTAACTTTTCAAGACAAGCCTTCTGATTGTCAGTAGGTTTATTATATCCTACTTTTAGTTCAATAGCGAGTCCAGAATATCCGCCACGATTATCAAAGCATAATATATCTGGCACACCAGAAAAACCGCCTAAATATTTAAATTTATAGCGCTCAAAAGGTGTACGCTTACCCTCATTAGGGCAGTGTATGACAAAAGCCTTTGGGTGTTTTAGCTTAAAATATTGCATCACTGCATTTTGTAGCTTATCTTCTTTAGTTAAAAACCTTGCAAAGTTATTAGCGCTCAATTCAAAAAATTTATCTTCTAAGTTATGATATTTATTACTAAAGTCTATATCTACTGACAAAAATTCGTCAGCCCTTTTTATTGAATGTAGTACGCTGGTATGATCTCTTTTTATTTCTCTACCTATTTTCTGCAAAGAAAAACTCGTATGTTTTTTAGCTATTTTGCAGTAAATATGTCTAGCCTCAACTAAGTCACGCCTTCTAGATTTAGTGTTTATTGTAATACCTAAATCAGCCTCTATGAGTCGTCTTATGTGATAGGGTCTTAAATGTATCATAATATTATTGAGCCATCCTTGTTACGGTTTTCTGAATAGAAACTGGTCACATTACCAGTCTTTATATAGTCTTTCCATTGATTTAGGGCTATATTGTACTTATAACGACCAGAAGAAATCATATCTTCATTAAGGCTGTAAACCTCGCAATCAAAAGGGTAGACATTTCTAACAGCAATAAATCTAAAATTTTTAGGGTCAATGCCTAATACATCGCAGTAAAATGTAGCTTGCAGATCATAATGTCTACGCCTTATCTCTGATCTAAAAGACCTTTGAGTTATGTCTCGGCTAGTTTTAACATCAGCGACCCAGTTATTAGGCTCGTAGCAATCTGGTCTAACTTTTACGCTGCAATCTTTAAAATTATCATAATGAGAAAGCTCTACAATGCCAGTAGTGTAATTCAGAGCCAAAGGGTAAGAAATAAAATTTTGATATATGTAATAAAATTCTCTACCTTTTACAGTGTCCCAGATTACTTTACCTTGACTTTTTTCTTTGTACTCAATTATCAGCTCTTTATTTTTTTTGAGTCTTTGATCTAGTTTAGGCATAAAAAAATAATCATTTCTAAATTTTTCTCTACCTTCTAGCAGTAAAGTATGTACCGCAGTGCCAAACCTCATAGCGTCAGTCTCTGTCCTTTTTTCTTTTAAAAAGTAATAAATAGACTGATCGTAAATAGTCTTTAGACCAGAGCCAGAAATAATTTTATTCCTATGATATTTACTATTTGACTCCTTAATCTTTTTCATTTTGCTTTTCATTAATGAGTTTATAATATTTGTTTTTTAGTTTTTTGTATTTAGAATTTAAATAGCGATTAGCGTCTTTTACTATTTCTAAATCTTCTTGACATTCTTTTAGCATCTTGTTTTTTTTATCTAGCTCAGCTTTAAAAAATATTCTAGTAGCCTCAATAAATTCTGGGCTAGTTTCTTCTACTTTATCTATAATTGATTTTATTGCCATGGTAAAAAATTTAAGGCGACCCAGGGGAGCCGCCAGTTAATTAAAAAGGTAATCCGTCTGATTTGACGCTCTTGTCATCAAATTCATTTACTACTCCACTTAAGTAGGTCACTCCATTTTTAGAAGTTTTTTTCCAGCAAGCTAGCTTAAGCTCCTTACCGTTTTCAGTTTTTATTTTACCAGTAAAATCTGGTTGATTGTCCGCTTTTTTGTCATTTACAAATAAAACGAATGTGTTTGGTTTTTGTTCAAATTGTGTCATATTGGGAAATTTTGATTATTATAATTATTGTTTTTGACTGTTGCATTAGCGTCATCGTCTTTACTCTCTAATCCAAAAAAAGAAATAAGGGCGAATCTTCTGTAAAAAGTAATCTCTGAGCCTTTTTTTTGTGGCTCATTACTTTCTATTTTTATACCATGAAATTCAGAAACTTCATTGAGTTCTTTAGCATTTTTTGGCATTTCTGGAAAACTGTTACCAGTTTCATCTCTTAAAAAGGTGCATACCCTATCATTTATAATAGGTTGCACAATGTAGAAACCATATTTTTTTAATACTGGTTTTATCTGTCCTAAAACGCTATTTATGTCAGCGTAATTACTTTTATAATATGGATTAGTTTTATCTCTTGTTAAAGTTTCCAGTTCATGGAAAACCTTAAACATCTTCTGAGCGAAATCTGGTGTCATAGTATATATCGAGTTTTAAGTTAATATTAAGATCAGCTAACTTTCTGAGTTCACTGAATTTAAAGTTATCTACGTTTTTGATCTTTGCAGCCAGAGCTGGGTAGGTTATACCCAGCTGATCGGCTACATCTTTTTTATTAAGACCCAAACGCTTTAATTCGTTTTTAAAAATTTCTTGTACGTTTATAATCATTGTTTAGTTTATTAGTATGCCTCTTATAAATTGTAATACCGTCATTACAAAGAATAAGGCGCAAAAGATTTTAGTTATTGTTTTCATATATATTCAGATTTAATTCTAAGGAGTAAGTCAATCTCAGACTCGCCTTTGATTGTCTTATACTGTTTTTTGTCAGTCCATCCAGTAGCTTTTAGATTTGGAAAATACCAGTTTCTAACATTAGAAATAGCTTTTTTAAAATCTGAAGTAATTGTAAAATAGTTTTTAGCATTACCCCACTTATCTAAAATGATTCCGTTTCTAGTGAATTTATGAATAACCCATTCACTAGGTCTCTTGTTACCTCTCCAGCTATATGATTTAGAATTTACGATAGCTATATAAGGGTACTTTACTCTTACATTATATTTTTGTATTGCCATAGTTTTAGTTTTTAATATGTATCAAATTTAAAAAAAAGTTTTAATATACCAAAATTATTTAAAGAAAATTTTAAAAAAATCCCCTCCAGAATAAATTCCTTTGGGGAAAGCAAACAAAAATCAGTTTACCTATTCGGCTATTGACTTAAATGTAGATAGGGCGTCATTGTCTTGGTTTGGTAAGTGCATCCTAATTTCATAAGTAGCATTTTTAACATCGAATTTCATTGAATCTAGGTAGCCAGACTTTTCTTCTTGTAGGCTGTCACCTCCGAAATTTATCCATAATTTATTATGAAGTCCTAAATTTCTTATATCTACGTTTCTAAATACGCCCTCATACTTTGTTAGGAAGTCTCTATTGTCGTTTAATATTTGTTGAGTAGTAATTTGCTCTAAAGATTTTAAAACGGTCTCTCTGGCTCTCTCATAAGAGCTTTCTATCTGTCCGACAAAATTATTATCATCTGAAAGCTCATTGCTAAATATACTTTCTGTCTCATGCACTCCAGTAAACCCTCCTAGATAAGAAAACTGTCGTCTTACGCTTTTCATCTTAGAAATGTTAACGTCAAATTTTTCAGCTATTGTAAAATTATCTATATGAGTAAGATCACCCAAAGCTAGATTATTTGGAAAATTCATACCTACCGATATTCTAGGGTCTGTACTACCAGCTGAGGCTTGGAATGGTTCTAAAGTTTTTCTAAATCCTACCCATTTGTCTATTATATTATTTTCTACTTGGAATTTTTTTGTAGCGTTACCGTTGCCATCGTCTACAAAAGTTACAAACTCATTACTCTCAAAATCATACATTAAATCTGGCGTACCGTTTCCGCTTGTATCTAATTGACAAAATACGCCTATTGAATATTTACCAGACAATGAGCCTATATTTTTTTGTACGTTATAAGAAAAAGCGATTTCTATTGGAAAGCCTTGCCTTAAAGTAGTAAGATCAGATTTTATAAGTAGGCTAGTTAAGCCAGTGCCATTTGCTTGTAGGTAATTATTGCCAGACAATGGCTTTACGTTAAAATCGGTAGCTTCAATAATTGTGGGCGCTGTTTGTGCTATACCAGAGCCGCTGCCTAAAGTCCATTCGTCTGTACCATATAAAAATTGACTATTACCGTTTAGGTGATTTAATGGCTGTAAATTACTTTTAAATATTACATCCTTTAGAGGCTTTTCATATCTTTTAACTAGCGATCTGTCTAGTGGTATCAGATTCTCTGGACAGCTGAATAATACGTTTTCTTCCTCAGTCGACTTGTAAACGCCATCAAAATCAAAAATTTTATAGCTTATGTTTTCTACTTCGGTAGTAATTAAAAAATCTTTAATATAGTTTTGTATAAGTCCCATTATGCTCTTCCGTCTTGAGTTACCGAGACTTGACCTATTACAGAAGTACTAGCTCTCGGAAAAAAGTTAATAGTATTTGATCGAGTTGATACTCTCTGATTTGCTGAGAATCTTACTCTGATATTTTGAGTACCGCTTACCCCAGTGCTAGGCACGAAAGATAAAAACGGTCTGTCCGCACCTACTGAAAAATTACCATTTGCTGTAACTGTTAAATCAACAAAGCCAGAATTATTAGCTAAATCTAAGGCGCTAGGAGAAGCGGTTACAGAAGTTGCTGGAGTATTGCTTATAGCACTACCAGAAAGCGTCACAGTTGCTGACTCGTTTGTTACTCCCATAGTGCCAGTAATTGTAAGCGTAGCGCTAGTATCTGAGTTTTTGGTAATTGTAATATTATCAGCTAGACCAGTATTTTGTATTGCTGAGATTACAGCTGCTGAGCCTATTGCTCCTTTAAATTCAAAACCGCTAGAAGTTGATAAAGTTCTAGTAAGAGTATAGCTTTCGCCTTCAGATTTAGAGGCTACTAAATTTGCAGTAGATAAACTAATATTTGTAAGACCGCTTACATTGAGGCTATAAGTGTGTGTAAATCTTCTAGTATCAGCTGAGCCTCTTACTACTACATTACCAACATGACCACCAGTAACAAGTGTACCGCTTATAGTTACTCTTATTATGTTACCTACTAAAGTTTTTGTAGCTGTTCCTATTGTAGTTTCTACTGAAGTAATATTATTAACGCTTGTGAATTCTCCGTTATTTGATACTACATTAAAAGTCGAGGTAAAAGAATTTCCAACTTCACCAGCTGCATAAGTTATTATAATATTTTTTGTTGAAACATAGGCGTTACTTACAGAGTCAGTCACACCTAAATTGATTTGAAAATAAGTTATTCCAGTTGTAGCGCCTCCGCTTTGTGTTTCATTTTGTATAGGTGCATCTTGTACATTTAAAATGAAATTGTCACTATGAGTATTGCCATCTGAGTCAGTTGCTGTAAGCTGGTAAACATCAGAGTTATTGCTAAGTGTTAATATACCAGTAGATAGCTCGCCAAAGTTTGCAGTCCCAATAGTTTGAGAAACAGTGCTACTATCTGGTCTTGTCCACTGATAAGCTACTGGCTGATTTTGTGAGCTTAGAACAGTAAGCACATAGTTTCCGTCTACATACATTACCGATTCTCCTACTATCTCTATAAGAGGTGCGCTGTATAAATTAGCTGGCGTAGGCTGAGCGGTTTCGTTAGCTATGTCAGCTCCACTAGCTCCGTAAGTTCCTTGGTCTACTCTATTGTCTATAATACTAGAGTTATTTATAACGTACCAGTGAGCAAAAGACTGAAAGATTCTACTATTTGTAACTTTTAAAATTTCTTTTAATGATTCTTTGGCGTTTCTTAAAATTAGATTGTTGTTTGAAAAGATATATCTATTGACTTCTATGTCATGAAATATCGTATCATTAGTCGCTCCTCCAGTTTTTCTTATGTCGTTGTTTATGTAAATATCAAATTCATGACCAGTCAGCTTAAGTATTTCTTTTAAGTAAAAAAATAATGATTGTTTTGAGCTTGTATTGTCAGAGGGAAATGGTACGTCAAAAGTATCTAGAGTACCCAATCCGTCAATAGCCTCTAATTTTAACTCAAAAGGAGCTGAAATAACAGCCTCTCTATATCCGTCATTCACAATAAACCCCTCCCAGATAGGCTCATAAAAAATCTCAGCTCCTAGTTTAGCATCCCAATTCTGATTTATTTGCTCGTATTTTAGTTCTTCATCTTCCCAGTTTTTCTGATAAGATTCATATTGTAATACTTTTACCTTATACTGTCTCTCACCAGCTTTAAAAAAGTCGTCATAAGTGTTTGAGTCGGTAACAAAAAAGTTTAAAATACATCTAGAGCCAATTATAGGCGAGTAAATGTCATCGTCTGCATCCCATTCTATTATAGCTGGATTGCTAGTACCAATAAGCTGAGTAGGTTGTACGCCAGTCCCAAAACGATCTAATACAAAATCTTTTTCTAATATTTCGATTTTGAATTTATTGTTTTCTACGTCTGAGAAAAATAACTCAAATTTTACCTCGTAAGCCATTACAGTAATCTACTACGATTTTTATTTGCTCTTTGCAAAGCTACTACTAAGTCTTGACCTTGCAGCCTAAATTCACCGCCTACCTCTACTTTTTGTGAGCCTTGCCCTATCATGCCTTTTAATTTATTTAATGGTGCTATGACCTCTGGATTGTTTCTAGTTGATGCCTCACCCACTAAGCCCAGAGTAGGAGTAGATACGATACCTCCGTTAGCAAAAGGGACAGCGCCACCAGATAAACGCCCAAAAATATTTTTAAAACCCTCTATACCGCCTTTAGCCAAAGCTCCGCTACCACCGAAAGCTGGTAGAAGTATGTTTAAAATGGCAGCGGCTGCCGCAGTTGCCGCTAACTGAATAGCTAATTTTTTAAGACTTTGTATCAAAGATTTAAAAAAGTCACCTCCTTGAGCTAAAGAGGTAAAGGCATTTATTAAAGAGCTACCCACTGCATCGGCAAGAAAATTAGTTTGCTCGGCTGCTTTTTGCATTTGCTCTCTAGTCTTTTGAGTAAACGCCATTAAATCTTCTTCAATATCCGCAAAATGTTCATCAATGACAGCTACGGTATTTGGGTCAAAAATTTCTTCTGGTTTTGGAAAAGCCTCTTTAAATGCAGTAGATAGTTCTTGAGTCCTACCCAAAACTTCACTAAAAGCATCTTTTGCAAAAGTTACTTCGTCTTTTACCTTTTTAAAAGACTCAGCTACTTGCTTATTATTTTGTACAGCTTTTTTTGTTGTTTTATTATTGCTTTTTAGAGATTCTTCGTAAAGACCTATTACATTGTCAAGACCTATTATTTTGTTTTCAGTTATCTGAATTTGTTTTGAAAGTCTTTTATATTCTTCTGACTCAATACCTAAAAGATTTGCTATAAGCCCTTGCTCTTTGTCTTGTTGCGCTTTAAGTAGCTTTAACTCGGTTTTTAATAATTCTCGCTCAGCTTTTTCTAATTTTAAAACAGCTGGTACGCCTTTTTCATTTTCTTCAGCTACTTCCTTTACTAGCTTTTTATTTTCTTCTAGCTCTTTGTTAAGATTTGCTATTGTGTCTGTTAATACTTTTTGCTTAGCTATTGTTGTAAAAGCAGTTACTAAAAGACCTAATGCTATTAATAATCCACCAGTTACAATATTTAAAGAAGTAAAAACGCCAATAAGCGTACCTATGGAGCTTGCTAACGTACCTAGTACAACTATAAGAGGAGGTATTATAACTGCAAGACCACCAATA